CAAGGGTGCTACTGAGTACATGGCTGCTATGGCACTACAGGATATTGCTGAAGGTGTTAAGGCTGGCAAGGTGAATACCGTTGTTGTTCCTTATGACTTCAAGGGCATTGTAAACGTAGGCCGCTAAATAACTGTGTACAATTAATTTGTGGTGATGTATAACAAAATCTGGAGGAAATTATATTATGACAATGCATCTTCTAGGTCCTGCTTACACCACCACAAACCACAACAAGCGTAAGTCTAAGGTCAGCAATTCCCAGTATCACAAGTACTGTATGGACTGGCGTGACGACTGCAAGCGCAATAAGCGTCTAGGCATCAAGTCAAAGACGCTCGACGAGTATCTGGCATACCGTCAAGGCAAATACAATCCAAAACTTCGTGGCACCAAGATGCCAGAGTATAACGTATCAAATCACCGTGAGAAATATCCATCGCTGACTGATACCAGTGTGACATTTGCCAAGAAGCCTAACGTCTATACAGGCGATCGCCTACTCGGTATTGCTACAATGCACAAATCTAATAGTGTTCCGGTCTTCAGCCAGGAAGATGCTATCGAGATAGCGACAATGCGCCGTGGCTAGCATCCTGACGATTTTGGTACTTCTATTCGTAGTGCCGTTCATATTATGGCTGGCGGTCTACATATTCTTTGTGGTTGCTGTCATTAAATTCATCGTGAAGTACATTTGGTATGTACTATTATTCCTATTCATGCTATATTTGATATTCTAGTAAAGGAGATTATAATGGCAAATCCGATTAAAAACCCGACACTATCAGACGGCACTGGTGTCAACTTACGTTCACTTATCGACTATACCAAACAGGCTATAGTTGCTCTGGAAGACTCTGGTGAAGAAAATGCAGCTCATTACTTTGATTGCTTTCTTGACTATCTTACGCTGGATGTTGCCAACGGCAAACCGTTCGGCTTCACATATAAATCGTTAGGACTATAAACATGCTTATTGAAACTCCATATAAAGTTACCGACATCATCACAGTTAAGATCCTTGGCGGCGATGAGGTCGTTGGCCGACTGGCAGCCATTGAGAATGGTACCGTAACCCTTAACAAGCCGCATGCAGTTATGATGGGTCAGCAAGGTTTTGGTCTTGCACCTTACGTCTTGACTGCTGGTCCTGAATTCAAGATTAACATTAAGGATGAACATATTGTCTGTATCGTCAAAACATACGACGCTGTAGCCAAAGAATACACCAAACAAACAAGTGGACTTATGGTATGATTGTTCAAAATGCAGTAACATGTCTTGCTTGTGGTGACTTTATTGTCTCCAAGCATCGCCATGACTTTGTAGAATGTACGTGCGGTGCAATTGCAGTTGATGGCGGTCAAGAATACCTACGGCGCGTCGGCGACTTTACTAATGCAGTAGACCATTCATGGGAAATCTCAGATGGATTGTATCGTCAATGTGCAGATGCAGTCGAAGAAGCTATCGACACCAATCGTAATAAGTTTGGCATTGCTAATGCTGTAATGCGTAGGCTTCGATCGTCTGCTAGTATCATTGGTAAAGGTGAGCAGCGTATCATAGGCGTAAATAATGACCTTGATGAGATTATGGTCGAAGAAGCCGATGGCACATATAGCCGTTATAAGAAAGTCATTGATGATGAAAAAATCTAAATGGTATCGCAAGCCACTTAAGCTTGCTGGTATTACATTTGATGGCAAGCATCACCTCATAGGATTCCAGTGGCCATACACAAACTGTATGGGTACTACCTATCTCACTACAATGATGGCCGATGGCTGGATCTGTGAGTGTATGGGTTTTACATCACACGGCCATTGTAAGCATATTAAACAAGTACATGAAAGGATAATTGCATGAGTAAGATTACTGTAGAATTGGATGCTGAAGCTATCGATCAGGTTATTGTTGACCAACTGTTTGAAAGCCGCTCATCCTTGTTAAAAGACTATGAAAGCGGTACTGCAAAGGTATTTTCGTTAGATCCTAAAGAAGATCGTAAACAGATCCGTAAGATGATTAAATCATTTGAGCGTGTTATTAGCTGGTACAGTGTTCCTGGTAGTGTCGAGTTTGACAAACTGGAAACCTATGATGCCTAAGTATCTTGTAGAGACAATCGACATGTTTCGCATGCGATACGTTGTAGAATGTGAGAACGCAGAGCATGCCAAAGACGTTGTAACGATGAAAGAGGCAGTAGAGCTTAGTCAGTTATATCTTGACGAGACTATCACTTCTACTCGTGTTATCGATGATGCAGAGTATCTTCGATTGTTCGATGAAGATAATGAATATCTCAAAAGCTGGACTGATGAGCAAAAATTTAATATAATTCATAAGGTAGATTATAACAAGTGAACATCTTCTATCTTCACGAAGATCCACGGCAGTGTGCAGAGTGGATGGTAGACAAGCATGTCGTCAAGATGATTCTTGAGACTGCCCAACTACTATCCACTGCACACCGTCTACTCGACGGCATCGAGAGCATCGATACATCATCTGGTCGTAAGAAAAAAGTGTACAAACTATCCGACGATCGTGATGCTGTTCTGTATAGTGCCACACATGCTAACCATCCTAGTGCCGTATGGGCACGCCAATCGGTAGAGAACTATAACTGGCTAGTAGACCATCTCTTTGCTCTGAGTGAAGAGTATACGTACCGTTACGGTAAGACACACCTGACGATAACCAAGCTCGGTGTTCCGATTGCATCTCCTCCATTAAACCTGAAGGAATGGGATATGACTCCTATGCCTTCGTGCATGGATGAGCAATACAAGATCGGCGAAGATCCTATCGCCAACTACCGTAACTACTATAAGTATGGCAAGGCTTCCATGCACTCATGGAAGAAACGTGAAGCTCCAGAATGGATTTAGCATAAATAAACCATGATAAATTCCAACCATGGAGATACTAATGACTGACAATTATGTAAAATTCATTTCTGAGCAAGTGCACAAAGAAAAAGTGCGCGGGTTCAAAGATATGGCAATCAACGAAGGTCTAGAACTTACATCTGAAGATTATATTAATATGCTTCATATGTATATTGAAGATCTTGAGTCACACTTTGAAGCAGAAGATCTCCAACAAATCCAAGAACTTTCACAAGACACAATGAAGTCTTATGTAAATAAATCCAAAGCCAATCTTAATAAAAATTGGAAAAAAGCTGGATACCATTATAACAAGGCAGACGATGCAGAAGATTCATCAAAAGAAGCTAAGCAATATGCCAGCGGCGACAAAGCTATGAAAAATGTAGCTAAAAGAGAAGTCGGTCAACACATGGCAGCCAAAAAACTTGGTACTAATTTTAAGCGTAAGACAACTTCTACATATGACAACGATCATCTTGAGCGTCGTGGATATCGCGATTAAAAACAAAATATATAATTAACACGAACCGGCCCGGTAGCAATACTTGGGCCGGTTTTCTTTTGTGTGATAAATAATCAAAAGGAGATATAATTATGGCCAGTGATAAAGCGTTTCAAGACGAAATAAATGCTTTTAATAAGTTGAAAAACATGTTGGGGAGCGCTATTGTTTTTCAAGCACCGGCTGGCGCAGATGCAGGATTTCCTGATTTTGGTTTTACATTAATATTGCCTAATAAAAAAATCAATTTACATATAGAATATAAAAATGCGCACACCGCCCAAATGGGATCTATGCGTGATTGGGTATTTGATGGTAACAAATATTATACTAATGATAAGAACAGCGAACAGAAACAAGAACTTTTAACTATAATGAATAATACCCCAGATGCTATTAAAAACGGAAAAAGATTGCTTTCTGATTTACAAAAATATTTTTCCAGTCAGGTAAAATCCATATATTCGGGCGCAATGACAGTTATAAAAGATAATGTGGCCAGAAAAGCAGCAGCTAAAAACTTTGCTAATAGTACAAAGAACTATCAGATAGCTAACATTGCTAATAGTACTTTGGGAGATAAAATCCTTACTCATTATAAATCTAAATTTAAAAAATCTAGCACCAAGTTTAGTGCTAATGGTCATGTGTTGATTATGATGATTAAAGATGAAATGTGGTATGTCGATAAATCAAGCAATGTGACTGACGCTGATATAAAAATGATAGCGTCGTTTTTAGGGATAAAAAGTTTAAATAAACTTAGCGGCTTGGTAGCTGCTTTAGAAGTCCGAATCCAACCGCGCGGTCTAAACAGTGATAAACCGGCCTCTATCGATGTTATGGCAAGCTACCGGTTAAAGGGAAAACCTACTGGTGGGCAAAAAGTAATTTAAAATAACTGTGTACAAATTATCAAAAGTATTGTAGAGTAAACTATGATAAAGAAAAGATTCAGAGAGTTCATCGGTTCAGGCACACTTACGATATTCGATATCGATGAGACACTGTTCCATACGTATGCCAAGGTTGCTGTCATGAAAGACGGTAAGGTTGTTCGAATGCTAGACAACCAAGAATTCAACACTTACAAACGTAAGAAGGGTGAAACCTACGACTACGGCGAGTTTGCGAATGCTGAGGTATTCCGCAAGTCATCCAAGCCGATCGGACGGATGGTTGCTAAAGCCAAAGCAATCTTTGCTAATTCTAAGAAGAATCCTCACAGTCGTGTTATCATCTGTACTGCTCGTGCCGACTTTGACAACAAGGATATCTTCCTTCAGACGTTCAGAGATCATGGTTTACCTATCGATAATATCCACGTTGAACGTGCTGGTAACTTGAAGATTGACTCCTCGGCTGAAGCCAAGAAGATCATCTTTCGGAAATATATAAATACCAAGAACTATGTAAAGCTTAGGTTGTTTGATGATGCTCCTAGCAATCTTCAAGCATTTCTTTCCTTAAAGAAGGAATATCCTGACATTACATTCGAGGCATATTTTGTAAATCCTGATGGATCGGTAAAAACAGTACGATGACCACATTTAAAGATTTCCTTTTCGAAGATGCAAGTGAAGAGAAGCTTAAGCATCTTGAGCACGCCGAAGATCACGTACTTCACGGTGGCTCTGCTGGTTTCTCCCATGCGTATCATAACCTAAAAGATGTTCACGACAAACTTACAGGCAAAGAGAACGACACTAAGGTGACCATGAAGTATGATGGTTCACCTTCTGTAGTTTTTGGTCGCAACCCAGAGAACGGTAAGTTCTTTGTGGCAACTAAGTCTGCTTTTAATAAGAATCCTAAGATTAACTATACCCATGAAGATATTCAAAAGAATCACGGCCATGCGCCTGGTCTAGTTGAGAAGCTTAAGCATGCACTCGATCACCTGCCTAAGGTAACTCCTAAGAAAGGTGTCTTCCAGGGTGATATCATGCATTCTAAAGGTGATGTACAAACACATGGTAACAAGATCAAGTTTACACCTAATACCATAACATATGGTGCCGATAAGAACTCAGAGCATGGTATGGCTGCACTGAAGTCTCAGATCGGTGTTGCTGTACACACTGCCTATAAAGGTAAAGATCTTGAAAGCATGAAGGCAGAGTATGCGCCGGCTCTTAATAAGTTTGGTAAGCATCCTGACGTTCATGTTATCTCTACAGAGCATAAACTTGACGGTGCACACTACAAGCCTGAGCATCAACAACAGTTTGCTAAGCACATGAAAGCTGCAGCCGTTCTTCACAAGTCGATGCCTGAAGAAGGATACGATGCAGTTGTAAGTCACAATATTCCTTTGAAAACATATATCAACCACACCGTACGTCATGGCACGACTCCTACTCTTGCAGGATTCAAGAAGCATTTCGAAGCTTCGCATCAGAAGAAAATCGATTCTGTAAAGACTGATAAGGCCAAGGCTTCGAAGACTGAAGCGGCAAATGCCGACATGGCACATGTCTCTACAAACAGAGCACACTTCCAACGCGCTCTTGATATGCACAAGCACCTACAGAAGGCAAAGGACATCTTGACACATACGATGTCTAAGAGTTCTGAGTTCGAACATTCAATCAATGGTAAGAAGGCGAAACCAGAAGGTTTCGTTGCAGTTCGTTATAATCGTCCTACGAAGTTCGTAGACCGTAGTGAGTTTTCTGCCGCTAACTTTAATCGGGACAAAGTACTATGAAGGCCATCCATATAACTCAAGGTAGGTTTAATCCTGTCCATGCTGGCCATGCTATGGTTGTAAAACACGTGATGGATTCTGCTAAGAAGGAAGGCGCAGATCATAAGATCCTGACTACTGGATCACACGATGCCAAGAAGAATCCATTGACTCCTGAGCAGAAGGTAAAGCATCTCTCCCGGGCGGTCAAGGGTGCACACGTGGAAGCTATGGGTAAAGATCATCCTACTCTTTTGCATCAGATGTCAAAGCTACATAAAGCTGGTTATACACATGTGACAATGCATGTTGGCTCCGATCGTGTCAATGAATTCCATAAGCTTCTGCACCAATACAACGGTAAAGATCTCAAGCATGGTCACTATAACTTTAAGAGTATCAAGGTCAAGTCTGTAGGTGGTGAACGCAAAGAAGGCGGAGGCGGTATCGAGTCTGCGTCTGGCACCGCTATGCGTAAACATGCTGCAGCCGGTGACAAAGAATCTTTTCATAAGATGGCACCTGCCGGCATGAGCAAAGCACATAAGGACGAACTATACCACGATGTTCGTAAGGGCATGGGTACTAACGAATCGTTTATTATGAGATTTAAGAACTGGATTAATTAATGGCTCAATTTAATACCAGTAATAATGCGTTCCAAGCTGGAAATAAGACACTATTTGAAGTTAATCAAATAGCTACATCCAATGGGGATCTAGTAACAGATAGCAATAGATTTCCTATTGCATTTGATCCTCTAGCATTAGATGCATTTGGTCGTTTTAGAATGTCAACACCGCTGACACTATTTGATTCGTCTCACAGATATCGTGATAATGGATTATGGGTTACATCGAATACTGCTGGCACAACATATGCTCATAATGCCAATCAAGGCCTTGTTGATTTAAATCTTCCTACTACAGCAGACGCAGAGATCGTACGAGAGACGACAAAGGTCTTTGCATATCAGCCTGGTAAGTCTCTTCTTGTTTTAAACACATTTGTTGCTACTGAACCAAAGGCCAATCTGCGCCAGCGCATTGGATATTTTGGAGCACAGAACGGAATCTACTTTGAAATCGATGGGATAACAGCGTATTTTGTCAAAAGATCATATGTAACTGGATCTGTAGTAGAAACACGAGTTGCTCAGGCCGATTGGAATAACAATACATTATCGAGTTTAGATCTCTCAAAAGCTCATATTATGTGGATGGATATTGAATGGCTTGGTGTTGGCTCTGTTCGCTGTGGATTTGTCATAGACGGTAAATTTATTCATTGTCATTCGTTTCATCATGCCAACATAATTGCATCAACTTATATTACAACTGCAACTCTTCCGCTTCGCTATGAGATGAAAAATACTGGAACGACCGCAAGCGCATCTACACTTAAACAAATATGTTCAACTGTAATTTCAGAAGGAGGCTATAATCTTTTTGGAATACAACAAGCAGTTGGTACACCAGTTGAAACACCAAGAACACTTGGCACGACCGGCACATTTTATCCTGTAATATCGCTCCGTCTTAAAAGCTCGCCAAATCGATTAGACGCAATTGCAATCATAACAGCACTTTCAATTATACCAATGACATCTGGTGCATACAACTGGCAACTAAGAGCAACAGGAGCCACAACTGGCGGTACGTGGGTAAGTGCTGGGGATGATAGCGCTGTTGAATATAATGTTACAGGCACATCATTTGCCGGTGGCAGAGTTCTTGCAAGCGGTTTTTTCAAAGAAACAAACCAAAGTATGACCCAAATTGATATTCCAAAAGAAGCACTTTTTAAGTTTCAATTAGAAAGAAATAGTTTAACTACAACACCGCTTGAACTTACACTCGCGGTAGCTTCTAATAGTAGTAATGATACTTTACTTGCTTCAATGGATTGGGAAGAAGTTAGCCGTTAAGAGTTTTCTTGTTATAAATACATGTACGGTTAGGCTACGTGCAATCCCGTTTGTGTAACAGATAAGCCCAAGGGAAACTCTGATGGAAGACAAAGAAGTAAAAGACAAGACTGTACCGGTTAAAGCGCCTGAGAAAAACCTCAAGAAGCCGACTGGGAAATCTGCAACAGGTAAACCATTAGACGGTATCGACATCAATCCTCAGCTCAATGACGTGAGTACCAATGGTAACCTGCTAAAAATACGCAAAGAGGATTCCGTAGACCTAACTGCTCCCGTAATTCAAGAGCGTAAAGCCTTGACATTACCACAGCGTCAGAAGCGTTCGCGCCAACTAAGAGCACGTGAACCACGCATGATTAGAGCACGTGAAGTTGCTAAAACAAAACTTGCAGGCCCAAGTAAAATAGAACAAAGAGCAATGGCCCACGCCCGTGCTTTTGTCAAGGCTAGAGTATCACCTCGTAAAGTTCCTTACTCAGAGCTGACAACATCTGAAAAAATTCAAGTAGATACTGCAGTAGCAAAGAAGACGAAGCTGATCAAGAGGATCGCTGCCCGTCTACTTCCACGTGTACGCAAGGCAGAGTTCGAAAGACTCAAGTCCTTCCGTAACGGTGAGAAACTACAAGATCTATCAACACAGAATCCGGCATCGCAAGGCATTATGCCTAAGGTGACCGAAGAGATGTCACACCTGTTCAATACACTTGATGGTGCTGACACTAACTCGCTTATTTCTATCATCGAAGATACGATTAAGCAGTTTAATAGTGACAATAACCCTATGGGTGAACAACTTAAGAAGATGCTTAATGCAGTTCTTCCTGAGGATGTTATAACCGAGTCACTTTTAAAGAAATCAGAAAAAACTGGCATTGCTTTCTCTACACTGAAAGAAGTGTTCGAACGCGGAGAATACTCTTGGGATGCATCCAACCGGATGACCCAGGAGCAATTCGCGTTTGCACGGGTGAATTCCTATATTGCCAAGGGTAAAGCATGGCATATGGATGCTGATGTTCGTGAAGAGAAGGTTGTTAATGCCAAACTAGACGAGTCGTTTGCTGCATTCCTTGAAGCGAGTGTCGGTACTACTGCACGCAAGAAGATCGAAGTAGTAGACCGTCCTCCTGCCAGCCAAGCAATCAAGACGCGCCAACAAGAGATCCAAAAAAAGATTATTGATGAGTCTGGTAATACACCTTATGTAAGACCACATATCGAAAAGGGTTCTACTAGTCAATCTGGTTGGAAAGCATCTAATAAGCACGGTAATGTAAAGTACTTTGGCAAAGCATTCAAGGCATCAGCTATGAAGCATGCCGGTATATCTGAAGCTGCCGAAAAGCATCCGATTGTAAAAGAATATAACGCCCTTAAGAAACACGATATTAAGACTCTTCGTAATATGATTGCGCGGAGCGGTGGAGTTGTTGATACCTCTGGTTTTAAATCTAAAGATCACGCAGCATCACACATCATTCGTTCAAAGCATGGTAATAAAAAAGTAGATGCTGCATTTGGATTTAAAGAAGATACTGCCGCGGATCGTGAGATCGGTACAGATGCACTAGTAAAGAAATACAAGAAGGATACACCAGGTCAGAAGTCAAACCTAGATGAGTCATTCAATATGGCATGGACATCCGGTATTGGCGTGACTCTATCGGCTGCCGATTGTGGTATCCAGATCAAAGGTGGTTTCGCTTTACATCCTGATGTTATCGAGCAGATGCAATCAGATGCATTTGACGAAGAAGTTAGATCGGCCGATATTGAAGGTGTTATAGTTCGTACTGCTGACGGTAAAACAATTGTTCGCAAACAAAAAAGAAATCGTAAGATTATCGGTACCGGCAACCTAACTGATGGAAAACCAGATGATACGATTTAAAGACTTTATCACTGAAAGAGGAGCGGACTCTAAAGGCCATTTCATTGCGACTGAAAAAGGCGCAGGGATGACATCAAAGGGTGTCAAGGCATTTCGTGCCAAGAACCCGGGGTCAAAGCTTCAGACTGCCGTTACAGGTAAAGTCAAGCCAGGATCCAAAGATGCAGGCAGACGCAAGTCATTCTGTGCTCGTATGTCAGGTATGCCAGGTCCTATGAAGGACGAGAAGGGCAGACCAACAAGAAAAGCAATGTCATTAAGAAGATGGAAGTGCAACTGATGGAAGAGATTACAAACCCACTCAAGGTAGCTTTTGCTGATACCTATGCATTATATGTGAAAGCACAAAACTATCACTGGAACGTAGAAGGACCTATGTTCCCTATGTACCATGATTTCTTCGGTAACATATACGAAGAAGTTGGTGAAACAATTGATGCATTTGCAGAACAAATTCGTGCAGCTGGAGCATATGCACCTGGCGCGTTTAGCCGTTTTGCAGAACTTTCTAATATTCAAGACGAAGTCTTAGTTAGTCTTGTTCCTGCTCAGATGGTATCAAATCTTTATATGGATAATGTCAAGGTTATTGATTCGCTTAATGCTGTACGTGATATTGCCGAAAAATATTCTGAACGTGGTCTGGTTAACTTCCTTGAAGGAAGACTAGATGCACATAAGAAACATGCATGGATGCTTAAGGCAACAATGAAATGAATTATAGATCGGTAGAATCTAAGATCAGAGACGTATTGGAAGGATTGCAACCTAAGCATTTGCTTGGTAAAGAATCCGACCAAAACGACCAGATCGCTATAGGTTCTTACACGACAAAGATGTTCGACATGTCGCCTGATGCACAGATCATATTTGCTGATCTGCCTAAGGATACAGATCCTGAATCGGCCGAGGTTGCTGCTCTTAATCTTGACAGACTGTTTGGTATCCACAAGCATGTTGTCAATACAAAGATGGCATCGCAATCTGATATCAATACTGCAGAAGATTGTGTAGAAAAGATTAAAAATGCTGCCGAGGGTATGAACCAACCTAAGGTTGCTGATATTGCTGATGACCATTTGAATGATATCAAAACTTTTGCCAAGGAACATCCTAGTGTTATCGAGCCGGACGACTACGTCCATCCGGCTGACGATCCTAGGTTTCATAGTGGGCCAAAAGGTAATAAGCCGGATCCAATTGCTGGACCGCAAGGTGATCGCGATATAGATAATGTGAAGAATTATTTGATTAGAAGATCAAAAGCGGCACAACGCAAGATTAAAATTATAGACGTAGATTAACGGAGTCAGAAGATGTTTACAAGAAATATTAAAGATACATTCACAGCTAATCTTCTGAATGCCGTTTCTGGCGTTCTAGGTGAGGCAAAGAAGTGCAAAGATTGCGGTTGCGCAAAGTGCACATGCGATGATGCAGAAGATCAACCTGAAGAAACAAAAGAAGGTTATGTCAGCCATGCACAGCGTAAAGCAGTGTGGGCAAACCGTGCCGACGATGGCAAGGGACATCCTGATAAGAAGAAAAAGATGAAGGAAGAAGCCGAGGTAGAAGAAGGTTATATGCCTACTAATGACATGCCTTCTGAAAAAGATCGTAAGACCGCCGGTAAGCTTGGTGATCTACTAAAGCGTGAGCGTGATGCCAAAGAAAAGAAAGAGCCTAACGGCGTCAAGACCGAAGATACTGATATGCCATGGGCTGAGGATCCTAATAATCCTACTCGTAAAGCCGGCGTGCGTAAGGATGAGTACGGTAATAAGGTAAAGAACGTTGCTAAACATCTTGCTAAGAAGGCAATGAAGGCCAACGAAGAAGTAGAAGAGATTGAAGAAAAGCGCGGATTGTGGGATAACATCCATGCTAAACGCAAGCGTATCAAAGCTGGTTCAGGTGAGCGTATGCGTAAGCCTGGATCTGAAGGTGCACCATCTGCTGCAGATCTAAAGGCATCTCAGAAAGAAGAAGTGTCGCTTGATGGTGCATTCGAGCAGATTGATGAGATCTCAAAGGCAACAATGGGTCGCTATATCAATAAAGCTAAAGATTCGATTGATACTGCTTCTTATAGACAAGGCCACAAAGAAGCTCATGGCAGTTCATCAAAGCCTCTTGAAAAGAAACTCACAAAGCGCCATAAGGGTATTGAGACTGCTGTCAAGAAGTTGACTAAAGAAGACGCAGAGCAGATTGATGAACTCTCAAAGGATACAATGGGTCGGTACATCAACAAGGCTGCCACGAAAATGGGCAGTCAAGGTGTTACAGCCGGTCTCAAGATTGCTGCAGACGAAAAGTCAAGCAAGAACTTCAAGGACATGGGCAAGCGCGAAAAGGGTATTAAACTTGCTGTTAGCAAGCTGACCAAGGAAGAGCAAGACTTTGTTGATTCGCTGAACGATACTGATATCGAACAGATTGATGAACTTTCAAAGGCAACAATGGGTTCTTATATTAAGAAGGCATCGGGTGCTGAACAGCCAAAGAATGTAATGTCACCAAAGAATATTCCATTGACAAAGATTGCTGCGTATCAAGGTGACAGTGAAACAGGACACTTTGGCAATAGATTTAATCAAGCAACTTACGACAAGGCAGATCGTCTTCGTAAGAACCGCTCACAAGGAATCACAAGAGCTGCTGATAAACTTGCCAAGGAAGAAACAGAAATCACCGAAGCGCGCGGTCGTCCAAGAAAGGCCGGTGCCAGGGACTTCACGATCCATCCGAAGACTAAAGAAAAGTTGATGCATAATAATCCTGAGCATATGAAGAGGATTGAAAGACTTCAAAAAACTGGTATGCTACAGAAACCAAAGACTGAAGCAGGTCAGCACATCATGAATCAGCTTCAAAAGGCCAAAACGTCGATGACTGGCGGAACTATAATCAACTTCACACATGGTGATTCCAAGCATGTTTCTGGTACTCATGCTGCAAGACTTCTTGATAAGTATGCTGGAATGAAACCAAATGAGAAGGAAACCTTCCAAAAGAAGATCGGCCACTCACACGAAAATCTTAAAAGCGAGTTATGATATGGCTATTAACGTAGGCAATCTTGTAATCAACGGAACTACTGTAATCGAAAATGGTGCATCTGTAGACAAAGAAATTGTCATTGTCGAGAAACCATCAGTACAAGAAAACGGTACAGTGATGGTCAATGGAAAACCAAAAAGATTTCATAAAAGAATGTCTCAGTATATGATTGATATGCTAACAACAGAAGAATGATAAATAAAAGAAAGTTTACAGGAGAAGTAAAATGGCACAATGGGGTAATACGGATGATGCTGCGAACTCAGTCTTATGGGCTACTACAGCAGTAAATCTGACACCAAACACAGATAACCAAACAGCATTGTTTGGCAATACAACTGCATCAGCATTCTTAAACAATGGTGTTGCTATGCAGAAGACAGTTGGCCAATTCGGTCTAGACGCAACTGAAATTGCAGTATCCAACGCATCGGTTGTTGCATACGAAACAACATTTGCAGGTTCAGGCTACTCGGCTAACGCTACAGTAACTGTCGGTGGTAACGCTACAGCAAATGGACTAAATACCGGTGGACGTCTATCGGTTCTAGCAGTTCTTGCTGGTAACTCATATACAACACCACCTGCTGTAACTGTTGCAGCACCTACTGCACAAGCATTCAATGCTAACTCAGCGGTTACTAATGCTACAGACGCTATTGCGATCACAACTGCAAACAGCATCTTCCTTCCAAATGACAAGGTAACATATACTGTTGCTGCTGGTAATACTGCACTGACAAATCTGACTTCAGGTTCGCAGTACTTTATCAAGACATCAAATACAACAGCCGTTACACTGTCGCTTACACAGGGTGGAGATACAATCGATCTTACTAAGGGATTGACCGAAGCAGGCCACTCACTAACTGGTGAAACTGCTACAGCCGTAGCAACAATCTCTGGTGTTTCGAAAGGTGCTGCTCACACTGGTTGGGTACTTCGCACAGTTGGCCAAGGCGGTCGTGCTGGACGTGTTCAATATGAAACACTGGTTGCGATGGGTGGAAATCTTTCGACAGACGCTGAAGACACAATCCTGAAGGACGCATAATAAATGGTTGATCGTGCCAAGAAAATTAATGAACTTACTTCGATTGGCACGGCCAACACGTCGATTGCTAGCGGAGATCTCTTCATTGTTGAGGATGTCTCCGCTAACACGACCAAATACGCTCCATTATCCACACTTCGTAAAGCAATAGTACAAGGCCCGTACGCAGATGATGCCGCGGCAAATACAGCGGGTGTCATTCTTGGGCAACTATACTATACTGCGGCAGGGGTTGTTAAAGTAAGAATTGCATAATGATTGATAAAATTGATGAAACGAACTTTCTATTGTTCGCTGCGAAACATTATGATAACCCCCAGTGTTTTGACACCCTAGAATTTTACGAGGATCTATCTAGATTCAAGTATATTAAAAGATTACTTAACCGTTACGAAGAGTCTGGCGATCTTAAAGAACGTCTGATTATTAACCACCTGATAATTTTATATAATGTATTTGGTACTGCTACGACAAAGATGTTGTTCTTTAAACTAGACGGCCAACTTCATCTATTGAAGCCGTTTATTGTTTTGATGGGCCAAATGCCTGATGTAATTCGTGGTATAGGAATAGAAAATAAAACTATAATCAGTTCTGATATCCCTATGGATGAGAAGATAGTACAGATACTAAGGAAGATTTAATGGCTAAAGATCCAAGAGAATACGGATACGAAGGTGAGATGGTGATGTCTCAGCTAAAAGGTATCATGAATCATGCTAAGCAACTTCATGATATGCTTGAGCCAAGTACAGATCTTCCAGAGTGGGTTCAATCAAAGATCACTCTTGCTTATGATTACATGCAAACGGCTGCCGACTATATGGCAACCGAGATGAGCGAAGAAGTAAACGTAGACAAGTATGCTGATTCGTTAATCAAGCGCGATAAACAAAATCTTAGTAAAAGACATGTAGTTCATGCAGCTCGCGTTGCAGGCGTAGATCATAAGAAACTTTTAACTGCTGTTCAGATGAAAGTAGGCCGCATTAAAGAAGAAGTTACTCACTCTGTACATGTCAAGACATATGACTCACAAGGTCAAAAGCAGATGAACTCACCAGAGTTCAAGAAGCATGTTACTGCACACGGTGGTGAACTAGATTATCCTTCTGACAAGGGTGCAGCATTCAAGTTTAAGTCAGCATCACATGCTGCAGCATTTCATCGTGGTGTCCAATCAAAGTTTAAAGAACTTGATTCTGAACATGATATGCATGAAGACATGGCAATGGGAACTGGCCCTGTAAACGTTGCTGCTAATGTAGCCAATCCTGATAATAAAAAACTGTTTACTAAACCAATGAAGAGATTTAAAAGCTTTAAGGCTAAATAATATGTTCGGTATGATTCCTTTACCATATAAGTTACTTGCTGGTGCAGCACTGCTAGCCGGTGTTTTCTTTTATGGTTACATGAAGGGATCAGCGCATGCTGAGGCAGAACTTGCTAGATTCTCTGCTGAGAAGAGTGCACAAGTTGTCGAACTTGAAAAGAAAAACACAGAGATAAGTAATAATGTTGTAACCGAGTATGTTGACAGAACAAACACGATTAGAGAGAAAGAATATGTATACCTTGACGCCGCTAAAAACTCTGTTCCTAGTCAGCACGTTATGTCTAACGGCTGGGTGTACACGCACGACCTTAGTGCCACATCCGGTGATGCCGACTCCACCAGAGCTTCTGATGCGAGCGCCTCAGGAATTACAGACACTACAGCCCTCGTCGGAATCATCACAAACTACTCAAGATGCCAACAAAACGCCGAGCAACTTAGACAACTCCAGCAATGGATAAGCCAGAATAAGGCTGCTGTTGATGCCATGGCAGAAGAGAAAAAGAAATGAAGAAGTTTAAAGATTTTGAAACAAAACAGCAAGATGATGAAACGCAGTCAGCTGACACGGTTGTCAATATCATTGCTAACTCCCTTAATAGGGCTGGTAGTAGTAAATCTACCGGAGATTCCAAATCTATATTAATGTTAATTGCAGCACTTGGATTATTAAATCTGTCTAAAGACGGACTTCCACTAAGTGTTGCTAGGCGACTAGCTACAACTGCTAAAAAATAACGGAGACAGAACATGTGGGAAAAAATTAAAAGCTGGTTCATGAAGACAGCAGATCTAAACAAAGATGGTAAGTTAACAGCAGAAGATCTTGAACTTGCTCGTGCTTTGGCTGACAAGCAAGCTAAAGAAGCAAACCAAGTTATCAATGCAGTTGCTGAAGCTGCCGACAAAATTAAAAAGGTTAGAAAAAAGAAATGAGCCTAATGTCGTTTTTTGCATCACCGCCGGTCGAGTCTCTCGAACAACTAGAGCTTGAAAAAGGCAAGATTCAACTTACAATCATGAAGATGGTAACATTAGTCTTATCATCTATTATGCTAGCAGTTGTATTCATCTTCCTCATTGGTATGTTCATGCCAAATGAATTAATTGACAACAACGAGATCTTTAAGATTATCGGTCCGGCATTCTCTATGATTATTGGCGCCTTTGTTGGTGCATTTGCCACCATGATGGGTATGAAGACTGCAGAGTTTGATCCGAATGTAAAGGTTCAAGAACTCGGTAAAACAGATCATAAGGCTCTAGCAGAAGCCCATGTTATCAATGCACAAGCCGAAACAATTGAGACCGAGAACGAGATCAAGATGATGGCTGCAATCGATAAATACAAAGACAGCGATGAGGACCACGGTCCTTTCTAAATTATGATTCTGTTATTAACGGAGTCTAATATGTTTAAAAAGTTAAAAGATCTTATCCTCCAGACGTTTACTGGGAGAGACAACAAGACACTTGATCTGGGTAGAATCCTATGGGCCAAAGGAGTAATAATCTTCTTTGGCCTTTCGATCTACGATATCTATCGTGGTGCTGCATTTGATGCATCAACATGGGGTATAGGTCTAGGAGCAGTACTTGCTGCTGGCGGCGCCGCACTTGCTATGAAAGCCGGTACGGAGCCAACTGAATAATGGCTACTCCAAGCGTCAACAAGTTAGCAGATGACATATCGTATCTAAGTAAGGATATGGCAGTCGTCAACACACTTGTCGGGCGCTTGGATACCACTATCGACAAACTAACAGACATCTCAAGTAGTGTATCAAATCTTCTTGCTGTGCATGAAACTAAGTTGACTTCACAAGAAATCATAAGTAAACAACTATCAGATTTAGTGGAAGCCCGCAGAGTGGAAACAGATGACAAGATTCAGATTCTACATGAGCGCATCTCTTCTGGCGAGCGTGAGCTTAAAGTGAACATCGACGAACAGTACGATGAGCTCATGAAAGAAATCAAAGAAATGAGAGCCGAGTCAGCAGCACAACACACTACCCTTAGTGATAGAATCACTGCCATGGAGAAATGGATGTGGACCGTGATTGGTGGTTCTGCTATTGTTGGTGGTATCATTACTCTTATTCCGTGGGATAAATTCTTCTAATCGCCATTATTTAATGTACATTATTCTGAAACTGTGTATAATGATAATATCAGTTGTGAATTGGAATAATAATAATGCTTTGGTTAGAACACAAATACATCAACCTTCTGTCATCAAGACTTGAACGATTCTCGCGTGTCAATGCAAACACATATAAGTTTCGTTGCCCTGTCTGTGGTGACTCCCAAAAGGATACACGAAAGACCCGTGGGTACGTATACGCACGTAAGGGTTCGTTAAAGTTCTTCTGTCATAACTGTAATGCCTCTATGGGTCTGCCTTGGTTTATCAAGACACTAGATCCTACCTTGTACACTGAGTACCTCAAGGAGCGGATGGTCGAGAATGGCCACAAGGATGAGACACAGGCATTCGTTGACAAGATGAAGACTCCTGTCTTTGTCAAGACAACTGGTCTAAAAGATCTAAGGAAGGTTTCACAACTAAAACCTGAACATCCTGTCAAACAATATATATCTAACCGGTTAATCCCTACAGAGGCGCATCACAAACTATTTCTTGTAAGAAACTTTAAGGCATGGGTCAATACTATGTTGCCTGAGAAGTTTGACGAGGAATCAGTAAAGAATGATGAACCTCGGCTAATCATCCCATTCTTGGATGAAGAGAAGAACCTATTCGGGTTTCAGGGTAGATCGTTCAAGAATACTGGTGTCAGATACATTACTATTATTCTGAACGATGATAAGCCAAAGATCTTCGGTCTGGATACTATGGATCCATCCAAAGATATATATGTAGTAGAGGGGCCGATTGATTCACTGTTCTTACCGAATGGTATTGCGTCGGCTGGTGGCGATCTTATTACTCCACTGCAACTTTTAGATGTACAAAAAGAAAAATTCGTGGTAGTATATGATAATGAGCCAAGGAATAAACATACCGTAAAACACATTGAGAAGGCCATTGACTCTGGACACAGAGTGTGTATCTGGCCAACTGCTATGGAACAGAAGGACATCAATGATATGGTCCTTGCTGGATATACGAAAGAACAAGTGAAGGATATTATTGATGAACGCACTTACTCAGGACCAACTGCAAAGTTACATTTCGCATTATGGCGGAAAGACCGTTGATGCGATTTTACGGTTACCAGAAGAAGATATAACATGGGTTGTTTATAACGCAAACCTAGTTCCTACAGCTGCTCGCCTTATCATTGAGTTGCGTGGTGTTGACTACTTCTCCAAGTACGTACGAGTAGCCTCACGCGATATCGATGATATTGAGTCGTGTGGTGCAGCAACGGTATACTATGACCCAAAAATGTTCGAACACTTAGGAAACGGATATGACTGAACTAGTAGACAACGAATTCGGAATCGAGTACGAGCAGATCTCGATCAAGAAGCTTCGGATCTTCCGAGTTGGCAAGCAGTGGCTTGTCGAGTATCAACGAGCTCCTCGTCTTTGGGCTCCATGGGATTATTTCTGGTGGTATAATGACGGACAGTACGTAGAGTATTACGATGCTCTTGGCCGAGTGAATGAACTCAAGGCCAATGGATATGTGAATATCCCAAGATTTATGAATGCAAAAACTTTTGAGGTGGAATAATGAAAGACGAAATTAAAATGGTGCTTCGCAAGCATTTTCAAGCACACATTGAGAAGCATGCAATGAACGTTCGTGTTATGATGAATAACCCAATGGCTATTCATGAACATACCGACTTTATGGGTGCAATTGAACTTGAACTTGGTCATATCGCCGAGTATAAGGACAAGCTCGAAGCGATGGAACATATTTAATGAGTGAAGTAAATCTGATCGGCATCACTAAGCCGAGTGCATATACAGGATGTACAACCGCAAACGAATTGGTAGCATGGACTGCTCGAGTATCGAATCCATCTAATCAGAATAATACTGCAACCGCACCTAAGTTGGTTCAATATCTTATCAAGAACCGACATTGGTCACCTTTGGAGATGGTCCATGTATCAATGGAAATCAGAACAACAAGAGATATTGCCCGCCAGATTTTGCGGCATAGTTCTTTCAGATTCCAAGAGTACAGTCAGCGTTACGCCGATCCAACCCAGGATCTGGGATTTGTTGTACGGGAAGCACGCCTCCAGGATGCCAAGAACAGGCAGAACTCGGTAGACGTTGAAGACTCTCGTTTGCAAGAAGAATGGGCAATGAGACAAGTGGCAGCAACAGATGCTGCTTTAGATGCCTATGAATGGGCTATCGATAATGGTATTGCCAAGGAACAAGCACGAGCAGTTCTACCTGAAGGCAATACAGAATCGGTTATGATAATGAGCGGTTCTCTTCGTTCATGGGTTCACTATTGCCAATTGCGTATGGATAAGGCAACTCAGAAAGAACATCGTATCATTGCTGAACAGTGCTGGGATATTATTGCACATCACTTTCCTGATGTAAAGAAGGCTCTTGATGATATGGCTGCACAAGCAGAGTTTGAAAGAAAACTTCCATGACGCAGGTGACAGTTAAAGAAGATGAGCATGGCGAGTTATATATAGATCTACCAGATAGTCTCATGGAAGAGATGGGATGGGATATAGACACCGAATTGGTGTGGACTGTCTATGATGACGGCAAGATTGGTTTAAGAAAGAGGTCAGATGATAACAGTAACGAAGCGTGATGGAACGCGTGAACCCCTAAATATTAATAAGTTCCATAAGGTTGCCGCATATGCATGCGAAGGACTATCCGGTGTTTCTGTATCTGATCTAGAAATCAAGACACATATTCAGTTTTATGATAAGATTAAGTCATCTGACATTCAAGAGACTTTAATTAAGGCCGCGGCCGAACTCATCACAGAAGACGAGCCAAACTATCAGTATGTTGCTGGCCGTCTGATTAACTATAACCTCCGTAAGCAAGTCTACGGTCAGTACGAGCCTATTGCTTTACTTACACACTACTTCGAAGTCGCGACTGCAGGTTATTATGACTGGGGAATTTATGATGCATATAGCCCAGATGAATGGATAGAACTTAACAAGTATATCGACCACGACCGTGATAACCTTCTGACCTATGCTGCCATGGAACAGTTTCGTGGAAAGTATCTGATCAAGAACCGTGTAACCGGTAAGTTCTACGAAACACCTCAAATGGCTTTCATGTTGATTGCCATGACTCTCTTCCAAAATTATAAAACAGATCGACTCAAATGGGTAAAGGAATTATATGACGCAATTAGTACTTTTGACATTAGTTTGCCTACTCCAATTATGGCTGGCGTCAGGTCCCCACAGCGTCAGTTTAGCTCGTGCGTACTCATCGAAACTGATGACTCGCTTGACTCAATAAATGCAACTTCTTCTGCGATTGTTAAATATGTTTCACAAAAAGCTGGTATTGGTATTGGCGGCGGTTCTATTAGGGCTATTGGATCTCCTATACGCCGTGGTGATGCTTCTCACACTGGTGTTGTTCCTTTCTGGAAGCACTTTCAATCTGCTGTTAAATCTTGTAGCCAAGGTGGTGTCCGTGGTGGAGCAGCGACTCTCTATTACCCCATTTGGCATTACGAAGTGGAGGATCTTCTTGTCCTAAAGAACAACAAGGGCACAGAAGACAACCGCATTCGTCATCTAGATTATGGTGTACAATTTAATAAGGTAATGTATGAAAGACTTCTTTCTGGAGGTAATATCACCCTCTTCTCACCTCATGATTGCCCGGATCTCTACAGAGCGTTCTTTTCAGATGTTAATGAGTTCCGCACACTCTACGAAAAATACGAGCGCTCCACCAAAATCAGAAAAAAGACCATCCCTGCGATTGATCTCTTCTCAGCCTTCATGCAAGAACGAAAAGACACTGGTCGAATCTATCTAATGAACGTCGACCATGTTAATGAACATGGATCATTTACTGAAGCTGCTCCAATTAAGATGAGCAACCTCTGCTGTGAGATTACACTACCAACAACTCCTTTAAAGGATATTCATGATGAGTCAGGTGAGATTAGCCTTTGCACGCTTGCAGCGATCAATTGGGGAAAGATTAGAAAGCCAGCTGATTTCGAAAAGCCATGCACCATTGCAGTACGCGCTTTGGATGCCTTACTTGATTATCAGGACTATCCTGTTCGAGCCGCTGATATTGGTACTCGGAACCGTAGGCCTTTGGGTGTTGGTATCATTAACTTTGCTTATTGGCTGGCTCGTAATGACACTAATTATTCTGATCCTAACCTTGAGCTTATTCATGAGTATGCTGAAGCATGGAGTTACTACCTTATTAAAGCCTCGGTCGACCTGGCTGAAGAAGTAGGTTCTTGTCCTCTTGATGGTCAAACTAAGTATGCATATGGCACTATGCCAATTGACACTTATAAGAAAGAAGTCGATGAACTTGTAGCTCCTAACTATAAGATGCCATGGAGCATACTTGCAAGTCGTGCACTATCATCTGGTATTCGTAACTCAACACTTATGGCTCTGATGCCGGCTGAGACATCGGCCCAAATCTCTAACTCGACCAATGGTATCGAGCCACCACGTGCTCTTGTTTCCATCAAACAGTCTAAGGACGGTGTGATGAAGCAGGTTGTTCCTGAGCTAAAACGTCTTAAGAATAAATATGAGTTACTATGGGATCAGAAGAGTCCGGAAGGATATCTGAAGATCATGGCGGTATTGCAGAAATTTATCGATCAAGCCATCTCTGTCAATACGTCATACAATCCAGTCCATTATGAAGATGGCAAGATCCCCATGTCTGAGATGCTTAAGCATGTTCTGATGCATTATAAGTACGGTGGTAAGACTTTGTATTACTTTAATACTAATGACGGTGCTGGTGAGATTGAAGATACCCCATTGGATCCAGGTGCAATGGATGAAGAAGATTGCGATTCTTGCAAAATATAGATGTACAGAAAGTAGCAAATGGATTATATTAGAATAGATAACGACATGTGGGCTGACCATGGTACGGTTTATACAGTTCTAGAATATAGTAAACCGTTGACTAGTTCTTCGGCTGTTCATCTAGTTCTAGAAAACCGTGAAACAAAAGAAATCACCCGACGTGTCGTTGCCGAACACCAAATAGAATGGCTAGAGGATATTTAATGTCAGTATTTAACAACGAACAATTTGACGCTACACAACAGACTTGTTTCTTTGGTAAGCCAGTAAACATTGCTCGTTATGATAAACAACGGTATAATGCATTTGAAAAGCTTACAGAGAAACAGCTTGGTTTCTTTTGGCGTCCTGAAGAGATAGATCTGTCTCGTGATGGTAAAGACTTTAAGGCACTGAACGATCATGAAAAACACATTTTTACGTCTAACCTCAAACGTCAAATCCTCCTTGATTCTGTACAGGGTAGAGCTCCATCTCTGGCTTTTCTCCCAATATGTTCGCTTCCTGAGCTGGAAACCTGGATCCAAACTTGGGCGTTTTTCGAGACGATTCATTCCCGTTCCTACACTCATATCATTCGTAACGTCTATTCTGATCCTTCCAGAGTCTTTGATGAAATGCTGGACATCCAAGAAATAGCTGATTGTGCTGACGATATTAGTAAGTATTATGATGATCTGATATATCTGAATCAGCCAGTTATTCATATATCTGACTCTGCAAAGCCGGGTGAGTTTGGTTCAATGGAGAGATATAACTATGAACACAAGAAGGCTTTATGGCTCTGTCTCAATGCTGTTAATGCTCTTGAAGGAGTAAGATTCTATGTCTCGTTTGCATGCAGTTGGGCTTTTGCGGAAGTTAAGAAAATGGAGGGTAACGCGAAGATCATCAAGCTCATTGCGCGGGACGAGAACGTTCATCTTGCCTCGACACAACAACTCCTCAAAATTCTACCGAAAGAGGATCCAGACTTTGCTCGCATACAAGAAGAAACACGGGATGAGTGCATCAGCATGTTTTATCGAGTGGTCGAGCAAGAAAAAAGTTGGGCACATTACCTTTTCCAGAACGGTTCGATGATTGGTCTGAATGAACAACTTCTTTGTGACTACGTAGACCATATTGCTGCAAAACGTATGGGTGCAATCGGACTGAACGGTAAGCCAGGTCCTAATCCACTTCCATGGACGCAGAAGTGGATTGCAGGATCTGATGTTCAGGTTGCCCCACAGGAAACAGAGATAACTAGTTACATCTCTGGTGGTGTTATTAAAGATGTCGACTCAGATACATTCAAAGGATTCTCACTATGAGATCGGTAGAACAAGAAGTTTTAAATAGCCTAGACCACCGAGAGAAGATCTGCTGGGATATGGCAGAGGTATTCTTACAGAATAAGGATGCTCATGGTATCCATGATATGGGTGTTGAGATCCAAGCATTACAAAGAGCAATAGCAGAAATAAAAAGGATAACTGAAGAATGAAGTGGATAACCTGTGCCGAGTGTGAAGAAGAGTTTAGGGTTATCACTGATTCGTTAGAACCAGTTACGTATTGCCCGCTGTGTGGTTCCGACCTCCCCAGTGAAGAAGATGAAGAACTTGAAGACGAATAAATAAATCTTTCCGTGCAAACTGGTAAGATTTAATGTGGTTATATGAAGGTAATGAGTTCGAGTACGATGACCAATGGTATGGCTTCATCTATCTTATCGAGAACTTAGTTAATGGTAAAAAGTATATTGGACGTAAGTTCCTGACAAAAGCAGGATACAAGACCGTCAATAAGAAACGTAAGAAGATCCGTGTGGAGTCAGACTGGGCTTCGTACTATGGATCTTCTCCATCGCTGGCTAAAGATATTGAACTTTATGGCCAGGACAAATTCAAACGTACTATTCTAAAACTGTGCAAAACCCGTGGTGAGTGTAACTATTGGGAAACAAAGATGATCTTTGATGCTGATGCAATCCTAGATGGCAACTACTATAACACATGGGTGCAGTGCAAGATCCAAGCCAGTCACGTAAAAGCATTACATTTTAATATTTCGGAGACTACATGAAGTGGGCAGCATACTAGAACATAAGCATCTGATCGTCAGAGCTGAACTAAAAGAACCACCATATTCACCACACGAAATAAAGTTGTGGATGAAACATCTTGTCAACAAGATCGGGATGAACGTTCTTATGGGACCTTATGCCGTCTATTCTGATATGGAAGGCAATCAGGGTCTGACTGCTGTAACCATCATCGAGACAAGTCATATTGCTCTTCACGTATGGGATGAGGCCGAACCGGCACTTATGCAACTAGATGTATATACATGCAGTCATCTGGATATTAATCAGGTGTTTGAATCTATTCAGGAATGGGAACCTACAAAGGTTGAATATAAGTATATTGACAGAGAGCACGGTCTGACTCTCATCGATACTAAAGTATTGTAATGCCGTTTAAAAGAACTACTAAAAGTGGAAAGAATGGTACACGTACCACGAATACACAATCGTTTAAGGGGCCTAAAAGATCTTCTAAAGTTTCAACCAGTAGCGGTAATAAGTATTCAAGAGTTACAACCACAACAAATTTGAATACTGGTGAACGTAAGAGTTATCTTACACAACGCACTGCAGATGGCTGGGTTTCTAGAAAAAGTCTTAGTGCTCCTAAACAAAAAACTTTAAAACCAAAAAAACCTAAAACAATTAAAATCAAAAAAACCAAACCGATAAAGTTTAGCACAGTCTTAATAATTTTGTGTACATTATATCTAATTGGTGTTATAGTTAGTTAATAAGCAAAAGTGAGGAATACAAATAATGGGTAAGAAAAGAACACGTAAGACTGTTGTTTCAAAGGGTCAACGCCGTAATATCGTTGCCGGTGTGAAAGAAGTACGTCAGTCAGTAACAGAGTTTGACAAGGCACTAAATAAGATCGAGGCATGGCGCAAAGGCAAGAACCCGTGGATCACGGTTCCAGGACCATCGTCAAACAAACCGTTTGTCAAAGTGCGTGCTAATAACGTATACGGTGACTACAAACGGACCAACGCTAATTTGTTTGGCGGCAAGTCTGATGCCCAATAATGTTATTATATACAGTAAGGCCAACTGTCCTTACTGCGATCGAGCAAAGGCTCTTCTAAGCCTAAAAAACAAACAGTATCAAGAAATGAAAATTGGCGAGGATCTTACTCGCGATGACTTTGTATCTATTTTCCCTAACGTGAAAAGTGTACCACATATTATTATTAATGGAGATGAAATTGGTGGATTCGATAAACTTACAGAATGGCTCAACACAGACGCAGGACGAAACTTCCTGGCGGAATGAGTACCTTAAAACAACATTAAAGGCTTCAGTTTTGAGTGTTGTCTTTATAAAGAAAGATGGTACAGAGCGTACAATGGTTTGCACATTAAATGCAAATTTACTTCCGGCTCAAACTGATCTTGAAGAAGCAGTACAGAAAAAGACTCCAAACCCAGATGTTCTGGCAGTGTGGGATCTTGAAGCACAAGGATGGCGTTCGTTCCGGTATGACTCGATCATCGGGTTCTCCGAGAGGGAATGGGTAGCGTGATAACAAAAGGGTGTTAACACTATGAATGAAGATTTAATTGAATTGAACGAACTAAATAAAGAATCGAACGGTGGGACTGAACTCACCACTCGTGGTATCTACAAGCATCTTACACGTGAAGAACTTGAGGGTGTACAAATTGTTACGTCGCGTGTTCGTGAACTAGATGATAACCGCATTAAGATATATCATTTACACGATCTTGCTGGCGATCCGGAAGCTTCACATCTTATGGAGTTAGAAAGCCGTGAACGTTTTGATAAGCTTGTTTTTGTTTCTAACTGGCAATATCAGCAATACCGTGACTATTTAGGTATTCCATATAGCCATCAATCTTGTGTAATTGAAAATGGTATCGATCCGATTCCTTTAGTTGATAAACCAAAGGATAAGATCCGTCTGATTTATACGTCAACGCCACACCGTGGCCTTGAGATCTTGGTACCTGTCTTTATTGCGCTTGCTGAGAAATATCCTAATATTGAACTAGACGTGTTCTCGTCGTTTGGTATCTATGGTAGCAACTGGGAAGATCGTGATAAGCAATACGAGCCGTTGTTTGAAATGTGCCGTAACCATCCTCAGATTAACTATCATGGTTGGGCAGATCAGGAAACGGTCCGTGCAGCATATCAGCGTGCTCACATCTTTGCGTATCCATCTATCTGGCCTGAAACATCATGCCGTTGTTTAATTGAAGCCATGTCGGCTGGTTGTCTTGCAGTCCATCCTAACTTTGCTGCATTGACAGAAACATCTGGTGGATTAACTGTGCAGTATGATGGCGATCATGAAGATATGAATCTCCATGCAAACATCTTTGCTCACACACTAATGTATGCTATTGAGAATGTACAGAACAATGATTTGACTAGTCTTCTTGGATTCATCAAGACGTATGCAGATACACGCTTTTCATGGCAGACAATCATGCCAAAATGGAAAGGCCTGATTGCTTCATTGAAGGCACCGAAAAAATAGTTGTGTACAAATTATAAAAACTATAGTAAGATGATAATATCAACACTGCTAAGGAATAACACACATGGCTATCAAGGTTAAAACTAAACCAAAACAAATATCTCGGACGGCTATCAAGTCGATCGATGATAAGGCTTATGGTTCAGAACCTATTGCAATCATCAAGCTTGGTGATGCATTGAATTGGTACAACTACATGGCAAGCGACGATCAGTCGCGTGAGTGGTTCTTTCAATATGTCAAGAAGAACTTCAGCAAGAATGATGTTGCTCTCTTGCGTAAACTTCCAAAGTGGAAGATCTCAAAGACCATTGGAAACGTAGCACGTATCATGCTCAATGGCAATATACTCCCTCAGGCGAACCTAGACTACTTTAATAACAGTGTCCAGGCGCTCTTGAGGGAGGCCAGTGCGCTTCGCGATGAAACCAATGACGAACCTAAGACAGTGGTCAGCATTCAAGATCGTGTACAAGCCAAGATTTATCAGCTCATTACAGAGTGTGAAGAAGCTATTGATGCAGACCCTAAGCTTGACATCTATGAATGGCTGGTTGGCAAGGAAGCAACTGCTCAGGCAGCATCGGCTATCCGTGACTTCTATGCTAAAGGTCTTGGCGACCACGAACCAGACGAGTTCGATACTCGTGAGATGAAGAAAGCTCGTGAAGATCTTAAAAAGTATTGGGAAAACTTTATCCTTCTTGTTGATCGCTTTATAAATAATAAGAAGGCAGTCAAGGTCCGCAAGCCACGTGAGAAGAAGGTCAAGTCGGCCGTTGATATCGTCAAGAACTTGAAGTTTCAGAAGGAAGACAAGGCACTTAAAGTTGTGTCTGTTCACCCTGCTGAGATTGTAGGATGTAGTCAATTATGGGTGTACAACACCAAGTACAAGAAGTTAACCAAGTATCTGGCAGTCGGTCCGGCTGGTATCCAGATCAAGGGAACTACATTGCTCGGATGGGATGTGGAAACAAGCATCTCCAAGAGTCTTCGCAAACCGGACGAATCAATCCAATCACTACTGTCAGCCGGCAAAGTGGCAATTAGGTCCTTCATGGAAGGTCTTAAGACTACTTCGTCGAAGCCGAACGGCCGCCTCAACGAACAAACAATTCTACTAAGGGTTATTAAGTGACAGACAACGTAATCCGGTTTCCTAAAGAAAAGATGAATACGCCGCCGCAGTCGCTCGACGATATGATAGCTGACATGGAGCGCATGCGGCACGAACATGCTGATGAAGTTGCATCTAGTATGATTCCACAGCTAATTGGTTTGTTCATGGCCAATGGAATTGATGTAGATCAGCATGAATACATCAAAGATGTTTCGATGATAGTAGAATCAACTAAGTCACTGCTATATAAATACATGAATATAGAACATCCTTTCCACGAGATGGTTGAGAGTGTTTTTGAGTTTAATTATAATGACGATGAAACGGTATCTTATAAGTATACAATACCGTCTGACATGGAGGAAGAGTGAATACTCTTTAATTTGATATGATAATTGTTGACCTTTCACAAGTAATGATTTCTAATTTAATGATGCAGCTTGGTAATCATACCAACACCGAAGTCGAAGAAGATCTTCTTCGGCACATGATCCTTAACTCTATCCGTTCCTATAACATGAAGTTCAAGGACGAGTATGGTGAGATGATCATCGCATGTGACGACCGTAAGTTCTGGCGCCGTGACATCTTCCCATACTACAAAGCAAACCGCAAGAAGTCTCGTGAGAAGTCCGAGCTTAACTGGACTCAGATCTTTGATGCATTGCACAAGATCCGTGACGAACTCAAGGCATTCTTCCCGTACCGTGTTGTACAGGTTGATGGCGCAGAGGCAGATGACATCATCGGTGCACTCGTCATGAAGTATGGTGACACGAGCGAGAAGATCCTGGTACTCTCGGGCGACAAGGACTTTGTCCAGCTTCAACGTTACAACAACGTCAAGCAGTTCGACCCTGTCCAGAAGAAGTTCCGTACCACCAACGATCCTGATCGGTTTATCAAGGAACACATCATGCGTGGTGATATCGGTGACGGTATCCCTAACTTCCTGTCATCAGACAACTGCCTGGTTGTAGGTGAACGTCAGAAACCTGTAGCCACCAAGAAACTGGACGTATGGGTAAATCAAAAACCAGAAGAATTTTGTGACGAACGTATGTTACGTGGCTACCGTCGCAATCAACAGCTTGTAGACCTCACATTCATTCCTCAGAATATCCAAGACGATATCATAGTAGAGTATGAAGCACAGGCCGGCAAGGATCGCAAAAACCTGTTCAACTATTTCATTGAGAAGAAGTTGAAGAACCTAATCGAAAGCATTAACGAGTTTTAATATGGTAACATTAGCTATTTCACAAATCATCGAGAAAGCCGGCAAACTCAAGACACAAGAGAAAAAGGCACAGTACCTGCGTGATCACGACAGCGAGACGCTTCGTTATATCTTGGAACTGGCATTTTATCCTGGTGTCAAATGGGAACTCCCAGAAGGTGCACCTCCGTACAAGCCTACTTCATATCTAGACCAAGAAGGTCGATTGTACCAGGAAGCCCGAACGTTGCCTATGTATCTTCTCGGCAATAACCCCGAGCTTGGTAAGGTCAAGCGTGAGATGTTGTTTATTGGTCTGCTTGAATCCTTGCATCCTAAGGACGCAAAACTCCTTATTGATGTCAAAGACAGAAAGGTTACCGATCTGGATGTTGATACTATCAATCTTGCATTCCCAGGACTGATTCCAACATGAGCAAGTCGACTAAACGTAATAATAAGTATATTAGTGATGAGGTCGAGAGCCGACCAATGTATGAAGAACATCGCACACGTCTTCAACAAAAGAAACTGGTTTCAGCTCTTAGATCTAAGAATGCTGAGGCATTGCTTCAACTGACTGAAGAAGAGTACTAATGCCATTATACGAGTTTGTAGATACAGAGACCGGTGAGAAGTGGGAAGATGTGATGTCTTACGATGAGTATAAGACATACTTGGCTGAGAATCCTACTATCAATCCGGTCTATTCTATTTCGATCATCGGCAATTCTGGTGATCGAGTAAAGACGGATAGTGGGTTTGGTGATGTACTAAGCAGGATCGCTCAGGCAAACCCTCACTCTCCACTCGCGCAGACTCACGGCGATAAAGGTGTCAAGGCATCTAAAACTCGTGAGATCGTCAATAAACATAAAAGCAAGGGATAACTTGTGGAACACAGCCAGCCTCGTTTAACAAAAAGAGAAAAAAGAATCGCCAGACAGAATGGTGATATCCAAGATGGACTAACATTCAAGACTCAAAACTTTAATCTAAAGAACGTCAATCCACTTACTGAAAATCAACAAATTGCCTTTGATGCGTTTGATGATGGGAAACATTTGATGTTGCATGGTATGGCTGGTACCGGCAAAACATTCCTTGCATTGTATAAATCTATTGAGGCTTTGATGTCAAATAGAGGTGTACAAAATAAGATTTATGTAGTAAGATCGGTAGTACCAACACGTGATATGGGCTTCCTTCCGGGCAACCAGAAAGAAAAGATGAAGGTCTACGAGGCACCTTATTATGCTATCTGTACCGAACTGTTTGATCGGTCTGATGCGTATGAGATCCTCAAACAGAAGAATGCGATTGAGTTTATCTCGACGTCGTTTATTCGTGGCATCACCATGAATAACTGTTATGTGATTGTGGATGAGGTCAACAACATGACCTTCCACGAACTCGATTCGGTTATTACACGTATTGGTAAAGGTTGTAGAGTATTATTCTGTGGTGACTTCCGCCAGTCAGATCTTACGAAGGACCAAGAACGCAACGGGCTGAAAGACTTCATGAGAGTCTTAGGCCGGTTGAATGATTTTGTACATGTTGACTTCCTCGAACAGGATATTGTTCGCTCGAAGCTAGTGAAGGAATATATAATTGCTCGTCAAAAACTCGGTCTCCAACCCTAAAGAATTCACTTGGTATCAGGATGAATTCGATCACTTCCCACGGGAGGAGATCAACGGTATCCGTCACTATGTAACTCCTAATGGAAGCTATCCATCAGTCACGACTGTCCTCGGCAAGATGCTGGATAAGTCCGGTCTTGATGAGTGGCGTGCACGGGTAGGTGATGAAGAAGCTGATCGAGTTAGTCGGTTGGCTGCTACACGAGGTACTAACGTCCACAACATGTGCGAAAGCTATGTTCGTGGTGAGGATGTGGACCTTAGTATGCCTTTCAATGCTTACATGTTCAATCAGATCAAAAAAGTCTTGGATGAACATGTTGATGACATCGTAGGGTGTGAGTTGACATTGGTATCCGATGAACTTAAGATTGCTGGATCTTGTGACTTGATTGCATTGTATGATGGTGTACTATCGATCATTGACTACAAGACATCGTCTAAGAACAAGATGAAGGAATGGATTGAATCCTACTTCCTACAGACGGTTCTCTACTCGTACATGTTATGGGAGATGACTGGCATGATGGCCAAACAGTGTGTCGTCATTATAGCCGTTGAGGAGGAAACACATCCTCAGGTCTTTATCGTCAAGCCTCGAGAGTACCTTGGGAAAGCAGCGGCTCTTTGTCGAGCCTATCATGACCAATAAGAAAATGCGGCTTCGGTCGCATTTTTTTTCACTTTTTGATGTACATTATTTTAAAAACAAAGTATACTGGGATAATAAGCTAAGGAGAAAAACATTGACTAACACCATCACCTTCGATTTCGATTATAACCACAACATTTTCGAAACACTCGTACCTTACTATCCACACATTACCAACATTAACTATAACTCCGATACCCCATCCGGAAATCCCGAAATTACCATCACCTTCACCACTCCCGAAACCCTCGACCAATTTAAAACCGAAAACTACCTCTAATAAAAACTAGGAAATATATTATGACTAATGACCAATTTGACGAACTCTTTGAAACCCACGATGACATGTACGAAAAGTATATGGAGTATATCATGGAAAATACAAATATGGATTGGCCTATCTGTAACGGCGATGACGTTATCGAAGCTGCTGAAGCTGGATTTCTTTACGAAGACTTCCGTGATGAATGGATTGAAAATAACTGTGTACATTAATTCAAAATAGTGTATAATGGTAATACCAATAGTGAATAGGATTATAATACAACAATGAATATCTTTAGATACAAACTACGTTACTCCCGCATGACAACCTGGGTCATTGCAAAGGATGACGGATCTGTATGGGGTACGTATCGCAGCCTTAAATCTGCCAAGTTCGATGCTAACTGGCACAATGTCAAGGCAACCCGTCGTATCGATATGGACTTTAAAACTGATATAACGTTTTAATTCAAAGGAAAGCAAATGATTCGTTGTATTATTAACCGAATTATTAACCGTTTGTTTAAAGATGATAAGGACTGGAATCAATGAACGATTGGTACTTCCCTCATGATGTGCACGAAGCTGCTCACATGAATTACATCAAGAAGACTGGTGTGAGTCCAGAGGAACTGCGAGAATATTGTCTTGCCCATATCGAGTTCTTCTTTGATGTTTCCTTTGCCTACGTAGAGAAACTACCTCCTCCACGAATGAAAAAATAATTGCATAATTTTGAAAATAACTGTGTACATTATTTCGAAAACATCGTACTGTGAATAATAACGAATGGAGATTGTCATGGAAATTTTTGAACTTGATGAGACCTTCTGGGAAGGTTATGAAGAATGGCTTGATGAGCAAGCCGCCCGTAATGCTTATGAACGTATGTTGGAGATATAATATGAACTATGTTATGATGTTTGTTGGCCTGATTACAGTGGCTATTATTCCTGAGTCTGCTGGCTGGTTACAGTTTGTACTTCAAGGCCTTTTCGGCCTGGCTGTGTTTGTTGCTGGTTCAATTAATTTGATATCCGCTGAAAATAATGCATAATTTCGAAAATAGTTGTGTACAAATTATCAAAACTTTGGTAGTATGAATAATAAGCTAAGGAGATTGTTATGAACATTTACACACGTGAGATTGCTAAGATTCTTGAAATTAGCCTTGACGATGCACTTCGTATCCAAGACGAAATGGAATGCAACGGTTTTGATTTCAGCGAAGCAACAACTAATCAGTTTATGCGTGAAATCAAGTATCAACGTACAGCTTTGTCTATCTAATCTAATTTGAACTGAAGGAAATATATTATGGCACATATGATTGAAATGATTGACGGTCAAGCTTCGATGGCTTGGGCAGGCGACCTTCCTTGGCACGGTCTTGGCACGAAGGTCTCGAATGACCTGACTCCTGACCAGATGCTTAAGGCTGCAAACCTTGACTGGAAGGTAAATCCGATTGCTGCTTTTGCCAATATTGGTGGCAAGCAAACTGACATTGGTCGTTCGGCTCTGGTCCGTGACCGTGACAACCGCGTCCTTGACATCATTACAAACGACTGGGTACCTAATCAGAACTCAGATGCTTTCGAGTTCTTCAACGACTTCGTTGCAGCCGGTGAAATGGAGATGCATACCGCTGGTTCGCTCCGTGATGGTCAGATTGTCTGGGCATTGGCTAAGATCAAGGACTCGTTCGAGTTGTTCAAGGGTGACCAAGTTGATTCTTACCTGCTCTTCACAAACCCGCATAAGTATGGCTCGTCGATTGACGTTCGCTTTACACCGATTCGTGTGGTCTGCAACAACACTCTGACTCTGTCGCTTTCGCAGAACTCCAGTCAGGTTGTCAAGGTTTCGCACCGTAACGAATTCAATGGTGATGCCGTCAAGGAAACGCTTGGCATCGCCAAAGAAAAGCTTCAGTCCTACAAAGAAATGGCTGCATATCTCGGTTCGAAGCGTTACAACGACGAGACTGTTGTTGACTACTTCAAGCGTGTCTTCCCTGTCACCGGTGCCAAGAAAGAAATCAGCAAGAACGCTGAGATCGCTCTCAACATCATCGACCAACAGCCTGGTGCAGAGTATGCCGAAGGTACATGGTGGCAGGCGTTCAACGCCGTGACCTTCATGACTGACCACGTCATCGGTCGTTCAAACGATAACCGCTTGCAGTCTGCCTGGTACGGTTACAACAAAGGTCTCAAGACTCGTGCCCTTGAGTCTGCAGTCGAGTTTGCAGACGCAGCATGATTGTAACTTACCTGCCATGGCTAATGTCATGCCTTACCATTTGGATGACGTTGCTGGCAGGTAACAATCATCCACGTGCGTGGGCAGTCGGTCTCGCTAATCAGTTCCTATGGGTGACATGGATTATTGCCAGTCAAACATGGGGCCTGATTCCGATGAGTATCGCTCTTGCGATTGTATATGCTCGGAATCACTTTAAATGGAATGCAAAGAAGGAAGAATCTACCGATAATAAATAAGTGAATGGTAGAAGAAAACGGTACTTACTTTGTAGGAATGGCATTGGAAACCGGGGAAGATGAAGAGATCATCTTCCCGTTAAGATTCCATACAAAGAATTATAATGAAGCTCTCAGACTGACTCGGTGTATCACTTCAGGCGATCCAAGAAAACGCGTCATGTTTGCGGATATAGACGAAAGGTTCTAACATGAAGAAGTTTCTTGCATCTTTAATTATTGGTAGTATGTTAATCTCTACACCATCTCTTGCACGTGACCGTGATCGCCATGAACGCAAAGAGTGGCGAGAGCGCAAAGAACACAGAGGTGGTTGTGGATGGCTTTGTGGTGCTATCATCGGCGGTGTCGTAGTCGGCGTTCTTAGTTCAAAAAATCGTGAACAAGAACCTGAGGATGACAATCGCTACTATCCACCCGAGTATAGATATGATAAGCGTTATTGTGTTCGCGAACAGATTACCGAATGGCGTCGAGGCGAACGCTACGTTTATTGGGAAACCCGTTGTAACTAAGGAAAATACATGAAGAAGTTTATTGCTCTAGCGCTCTTGGCGCTATCCACTCCTGCAATCGCACAAAAGACACCTGTAGGTGTTACGTATGATACAACCATTGTACGTGCAGTTGATGGTGATACAATCATAATCACTGCTCCATATCTGCCAGCTCCTCTAAAGCCTGAACTCGGTGTTAGAATCTTTGGGGTCGATACGCCTGAAAAGAGCTTCCGTGCTAAGTGCGCAAGTGAAAAAGCTCGAGGCGAACAAGCTTCTGTCTTTGTAAAAGATTTGATTGCTGGTACAAAGAAACATCAGGTTGTTCTGTATGATTGGGACAAGTTTGGTGGCCGTGTTCTTGGAGATATTCTTTTTGATGGCATGAGCCTTCGTGAACTGCTAATCAAGAACGGCTTTGCTCGTGCATACTACGGCGATGCTAAACAGTCTTGGTGCTAATGTCTGCATCACTAGAATCTTTCTTTGATGATAGTACCATCTATGTGCCGTCTTTGGTAGAGAAGATCCGCCAGAGACGGCATCAGATGTTAGTTCATTCTTATCTTTACTATAGTATGGATGAGAGTGTTGTGAGTGATGGCAAATGGCAACAGTGGGCTGACGAGCTTGTAGAGCTACAGAAACAAGAGAAGGTCATAGGATTCTATGACGAGGTCTTTGCAGAATGGGATGGGTCTACAGGCATGCACCTTCCCCACGATCAATGGATCGTAGACCGGGCTAAATGGCTAATTAAAGTAAAATAGTTGTGTACAATTAAAGAAAAACATTGTATATATAGTATATCAGTTGTTGACAATCAACAATAAAGGCGGAAAGACCGGGGTTCGACTCCCCGCACCTCCACCATCTACTAAGCATTCATTA